GGGTTTGACCTTTGTGTATGAGTTTGCCAAGTTGGGTGGGAAAGCGCTATTCATCGGATTAGAAATGAGCAATGACCAACTTGCCAAGCGTTTTTTGTCCTTGTTGGTTGATATGCCTAACTGGAAGATACGAAACGCATCATTACGGGAACATGAGTTAACAAACCTTTGTGAGGTTGCAAATAGTACCCAAGTTGATTTCTTTATTGATGATGATGCCGATTGCACCATCCAACAAATCAAAGCAAAGGCAAAAATCCACAAAGCAAGACACGGATTGGAATTGTTGGTAATTGATTACATCCAGCTCATCAAAGGAACGAAGCAAAACCGCGAACAAGAAATTGCCGAGATATCAAGGAATTTGAAGTTGTTGGCGAAGGAGTTGGGAATCACAGTCATTGTGTTGGCTCAGTTATCTCGAAAATGTGAAGAACGGGCAGACAAACGCCCATTGTTAAGTGACATACGGGAATCAGGAAGTATTGAACAAGATGCCGATGTAGTGATGTTCCCTTTCCGTCCCGCTTATTACGAACAAGAAAAACCCGAAATTGAGGATGCTGAACTTATTATTGCCAAGAATCGCCACGGGGAATGCCGTATCATACCGACCAATTTTATAGGCAATAGAACTTTGTATCGTGAAAATATCTAAAACTTATTGTATTTGTAAAACAAAATATTATATTTGAATTGTATGACACATAAAACAAAAACGGTGGTTATTGAGTTACTAACTAAATACCCCACATTTAGAGATTCGGACGAACAATTGGTTGCATGGATTTGGGGTTTAGAAATGAACGCCAAGGGTTATTCAACTGGCGATTTCCCAACACAAAAATTCTTACGCATTTTGGCGGATGGACAATTAACATCAAGTGATTCCATTACAAGGATGCGAAGAAGGGTTCAGGAAGAATTTGTTGAACTGCGTGGTGAAAAGTATTCCAAGCGTCAAGCCAATCAAGAAAAAGTTAAAAAGGATTTGGGATATGGACAATAAACAACAAACGGCAGTCGAGCGGTTCGGTATTGAGATTGGAAAACTATTCGCACAATACCATGCTCGTAAAATTAATATAATTGAATTTCACTTAAAAAGATTTGAATTAGAAGAACAAGCCAAAGAAATGCAAAAGCAAAGGATGATTGAGTTTGCTAAGAAATTTATCGATGTTGTAAATATCGAAGATAAAGACATTGAATATATCTACGAACAAACCTATGGAGAAAACAACTAATGTACAAAAAAATTAAATTACCAAAAAAAATTGAGATTGTTATTGAGACATTCCCAAAAAAGGCTAAAAAATTACTAGTCAAGAAAACAGTGTATCACACTGGAATCTATAAAATAACAGACGAAATAAATGGGTTTGATACTTATTTTTTCGTTGTGTACAGATTTAGGTTGTTGGTATATGTAACCCGTGAAAAACATGGATTAACTCATGGAGGAGGTGAGCAATGACAAACAATAAACAAAAAACTGCGGTTGAGTGGTTTCTTGACCAATTAATTGAACACCGAATTATCATTGTTGATAAAACAACATACCAAGTAAAATACAAACATGAAATCCTTTTAGAACAAGCCAAAGCAATGCACAAGGAGGAAACTCTAAAATTATATTATGCATACGAAGACTATGTATTGCGTGAAGAAGGTATCATAAAGACATTTGGTCAATTTTACAACGAAACCTACAAATGATTAAAATAGTGGTACACGATAAGCAATGGTTCATTGACCGCATTGGAAAAAGGATTTACAGAGAAAACAATGTCTGCAATTGCGAAGTGTGTACCACAGTTCACAAAGAAGGATTAATCATCACCGATGAGCAACACGCCAATTATTTATACGATTGTCAAGAATTAGATTTAATTTACTATGAAAACACCAATAGAAAGATTCGTTGAGTGGTTGGAAGAAAACCACCCCGAAGCAGTACCAGGACCCGAAGTGATTCACCACCTGAAACGATTAGAACAAATGGACCAACAAATGGCATACAATGCGGGTTTTACAAAAGCCAAGTCATTGTACCTTGATGCGGAATGAAACATCTTGAAAGCCGTTTACAAATCAACTGCGTTAAGTGGTTTCGGTTGGCATACCGCAAGTGGGCAAACCATTTGATTCATGTTCCCAATGGAGGATCACGCGATTTGCGAACGGCTCAAAGATTAAAAGCCGAAGGAGTATTGCCAGGGGTGGCTGACCTTGTGTTATTCATCCCCAACAAAACACACCACGGGTTATTCATCGAACTTAAAATCAAACCAAACAAGCAAAGCACACACCAAAAGGAGTGGGAAAAGTTAGTCACTGCAATGAATTACCATTATGTGGTTGTATATTCGTTTGACGATTTCAAATTACAAATAGAATCATACATTGGTAACACTTGAAGCCATAGCGAAACGGCACAACGAATGGTTGAAGATTGCCAAATACCTTGGGGCAACGGGTGACGAATCGGATGACATGGTACAATCAATGTATTTGAAACTGGCAGAAATACAATTGGCGGAAGGAAATTTCACACGGCTAACAAACCACCACGGAACAATCAACACCATTTATCTTTTCAAAATGCTTCACAATGCGTTTATGGACATCAAACGAAGCCAAAAGAACACAATACCACACCAAGACCATTTTGTTCCCGTAGAAAGCCCCGAAATGGCTGAAATGGCACATTCTGATTTGATGGGTGAGGTGAAGAATGCAATTGATGAACTTCGTGACTATGACCAAATGTTATTGGAGTTTCATTTTGTGTATGGTCATAGCATGAGGGAGATAGAAAAACGCACGGGGATTCCAACACATTCGGTGTTTAACTCCATTAAGAACGCCAAACAATTTATCAAACAAAGGACACAAAACAAATACAAGATATATGCAGAAGAAAAAAGACACACGGAAACAGTTTACCGAATCACGACCATCCATCGGACTGGGGGATACGATTCAGAAGGTAACGAAGGCCACGGGGATTGAATTGTTACCAAGTTTGAAGCTCGGAAGATTGTGGATGCGATGCCCGTAAACACAAATTAAACAAGATATTCCCAAACCGCAAACCATTGTGCATGACGGAGGGCGAATACGATTGGTTTACACATTTCAAATCCATCAACTCCACAACATTAAGCCCAACGGAAGCAACCAAGATTGCGGAAATGTGGTCAAGGATATTCCAAAGCAAAAGAATTTACAAGCCGTGTACTTGCAACCCAAAGGCATGGCAAACCATGATTAACGAGTTGACACAAGTGTATGAAACTTATCAAGTGCAAGAATGAATGTGATGTTTGTGACCACTACAAGGTTTCAACACAAGAAAAAATTAACCCCACTGGACCACACATTGAATCCAATTTAATTTACATTTGTGATAAGTGCAAAGTCAGGTTTGCGGATCGTACCCGATGGGCTGAATGGTTAACGGCAATAAAGAAATTAGATGCAGAAACACACTAAAAATTACATGGAGTATTTCGGCTATGATACCAGTGATTGGATTCAGTGCGAAGTGCCTGATTGTGGCAAACAATGTGTTGATATTCATCACCTGATTCCAAGGTCAAAAGGAGGCAAAGACAACATTGAAAACCTTATTGGATTATGTCGTGATTGTCACCATGAAGTACACTTTGGAACGAAATTAAAAAACGAATACTTAATAACAGTACACCAAATAAATATGCACAAATGATTGAAGCGTATAACATAAACGACATATACCTAAACGACACAAATCCAAGGGTAATTAAAAACCAAAAGTTTGAACAATTGGTTAAGTCAATCCGTGAATTTCCCGACATGACCATGGTACGCCCATTGATTATCAACCAAGATAACATGATTTTGGGTGGCAATATGCGCTACATGGCAATGAAAGAGCTGGGATTCACCACAGTACCATGCCAAAAGGTAGATTGGGATGAAGAACGCCAAAGAGAATTCCTCATCAAAGACAACCTAAACTTTGGAGAATGGAATTGGGATGACCTTGCCAACGATTTCAACGCTGAAGATTTGGAAGATTGGGGATTGGATTTCCCAAAAGTAATTGATGAAGTGGAAGATGAACCAACCATTACCACCGAAAAAATCACTTTGGAATACACCACCGAAGAATACGACAAAGTAAAACAAGCCCTTAAAAAAATAGCATCAACACCTGAACAAGCCGTTTGGAAATTATTAGAATTATGAAAGCATGGAGGTCAGTAAACCGCACAATTCCCATTGATAACGAATGGGTATTAATAGACACAAGCCAAGTGGCTTACATCATGGATGGACAATGGTATTTGGCACATGATGATTCACCAATACCAACACCATATATGTGGATGCCCATTCCCCTTTTACCAAATGATTGATTATGACACCTATTGACAAGGCGAAAGAACTGGTTGACAAATTCACCGTGGTTGGATTACAACAAAGAAATGAAGGGATTCAATGTGCATTGATTTGTGTTGATGAGATAGTTAAAGAAATTCAATGCAACGCATTTGACTTTGGGGCAACTGTCCCAATGTCGGTGTATACATATTGGAAAAATGTAAAACAAGAAATAGAATTATTGTGAAATAAAAGTAAATTATGGCCAACGAAAATAATCTAACCCCATTTGCAAAAGGCAATGTCGCAAATCCAAAAGGTCGACCAAAAGGTGCAAAAAATAAACTAACCCAATTGCGTAGATTGATTAAGGATATTATTCACATACACAACGGGGAGGTTAACGATTATACGAAACGATTGTTATATCAATTTTATGAAGTATCAATGTCGGATGCCTCAATTAATTATATTAGTGATGTTGTATCAGATTTGTATTTTATTGAAAGTGATTTTGGAATTAAGATTGGAGTGTCAAAAAGCGTTACTACACGATTAAAGCAAATACAAGCGTATGCCCCAAGTGCGAAAATATCAAAGGTCATTAAAAACGCTGGTTCGTTTGAAAAAACATTGCATCGACATTTTAGGAAACAAAACATAAAAAACAATCCATTATATGGGGTTGAGTGGTTTTACAAGAACGATGACCTTATAGATTTTATTGCATCAGTGAACACCCCTATTGATTTAGTCAACAAGTTTGGAAGCAATAATATCAAGCAGTTGCAAATACAATTTTAGTTAGTTAAAAACAGAACAAAAACAGAATGAGCAAAGAAGATTTGATTCCGTTCCAACCTGGGGAGAGTGGCAACCCCAATGGCAGACCAAAGGGAAGCAAGAACCGAAGCACCATCGCACGGAAGTGGTTGGAGGTAATGCAAGAAAGCAAAAACCCCATCACGGGTGAATTGGAAAAACTATCCCAAGAAGATTTGATAACCCTTGCAATGATACACAAGGCAAGGAAAGGTGATGTTGGTGCGTACAAACAATTGATGGATTCGGGATTTGGTATGCCCACCCAACAAATTGATGTTACCACGGAAAAACCCATATTTAACGGAATAAATTTAGATGTTACAACAGACAACAGCCCAGGTCAAGATAAGTAAATTGAGGAAGCGTGTGCGCATCGTTCGCGGTGGTACATCTTCCTCGGTTTAACCCCCATTGCTTCGGTGGTGGGGGTGAGATTCAAAAACATTCAGTATTATTCCCATGCTTATCACATACGCGGTGCAAAACCCAAAGTGTGAAATCAGTGTGGTGTCCGAAACCATCCCACATTTGCGAAGGGGTGCAATCCGTGACTTCCTAAAAATCATGGACATGGTGGGAATGTATGACCCAAACAAGTGGAACAAATCTTCACTCACCTACACATTCTCAAATGATTCATACATTGAATTCTTTTCAGCGGATCAACCACAAAAGTTGAGGGGTGCAAGGCGTGATGTTCTATTTGTAAACGAGTGCAACAACATAGATTGGGAATCGTACTACCAACTTTCCATTCGTACAAGAAAGTTCATTTACCTTGACTATAATCCAGTGAGGGAATTTTGGGTGGATTCGGAACTCATTGGCGACCCTGATTCCGAAATGATAATCCTCACATACAAGGACAACGAAGCGTTGGACCAATCCATTGTGGCGGAGATTGAAAAGGCCAAAGAAAAGGGGAAAACAAGTAGGTATTGGGAAAATTGGTTCAGAGTATATGGGCTTGGTGAGATTGGAAACCTTCAAGGGGTTATCTTTTCCAATTGGCAAACCATAGACAAGATTCCCGAAGATGCAAGGTTACTTGGTTGTGGTGTCGATTTCGGTTATACAAACGACCCTACGGCAATAGTAGCCGTATATGAATACAATGGCCAACGCATCGTTGATGAGGTCGCATATCGCACGGGGATGCTTAATTCGGACATTGCAAAGGCATTACCCAACTTTGTGCCAGTGTATGCGGATAGTGCAGAACCAAAGTCAATTGATGAGATACGCAGATACGGCATCAGAATAAAAGGAGTGACCAAGGGAAAGGATTCCATCAACTACGGAATCCAAATCATGCAATCACAATCGTATTTGGTTACATCCACATCCACAAACCTAATTAAGGAACTGCGGAATTATTGTTGGGATACCGATGCCCAAGGGCGTACAATGAACACACCAACGGGCATTGACCACGGAATTGACAGTTTTAGGTATCATGAAATGATGGCACTTGGGATTCGTGGGAACTATGGTCAATATGATATTAGATAAATAAATTGTTTATTTCGTGTGGGTTTCATATATTTGCAAAGACAAATAATGAGGCACGGTAGTTTATTTTCAGGAATTGGTGGGTTTGATTTAGCATCCGAATGGATGGGGTGGGAAAATGTTTTCCATTGTGAGTGGAACGAATTCGGTAAAAAAGTATTGAAATACCATTTCCCAAATGCCGATTCTTATGGAGATATAACACAAACGGATTTTACAAAATATGCAAACAGAATTGATATTCTCACGGGTGGATTTCCTTGCCAGCCCTTCAGCAACGCGGGACAACGCAAAGGAACGGAGGATGAACGCTACTTGTGGGGCGAGATGCTTCGAGCAATACAAGAAATTAAACCCAAATATGTCGTTGCAGAAAATGTCTTTGGTATCACGACTATTGATGGCGGATTGGTATTCAACCAGGTGTGCGTTGACTTGGAAAATGAAGGGTACGAAGTTCAACCGTTTATTATTGGTGCTGCAAGTAAAAACGCACCGCACAGAAGGGAAAGGTGTTGGTTTGTTGCCCACTCCAAATTCAAGTCCACGGGAAGTGACCGAGGAACAAACAATGAAACGCAAAGAGATTTACGGAGGGGAAACACGGGCGATGTATTTGGAACATTTTGCAGCAATGGGAATGTTGCCGACACCGATGGCATCGGATTGCGGGGAAAAGGTGACGGGCTTGGAAAATCAGGATTCGTTGACAAAACGAGCAAGGGAAACGACTGGATCCATTTCCCAACTGAACCCCCGATTTGTAGCGGAGATGATGGGTTTCCCAACGAATTGGACGGAATTACCCTTTCAAAGTGGAAAAAAGAATCACTAAAAGCATACGGAAACGCAATAGTACCACAAGTGGCGTATGAAATCTTCAAAGTAATTGAATCGATATGATATTGGAAGGATTTGAAAAAGCAATTGTAGGGATTCAAAAAAACACGAATCGAGTTGTGTATAGCAATCAAATTATGGTTAACATATTAATTGAAGATGGCATGAACCGCGATGAGGCACTTGAATATTTGGAACACAATTTTTGGTCATCCTGGATTGATGAAAATAATCCAATCTACATGAATCAAATGAATCACGATGAATTAACAGAAATGACAAATGAAAATTTGGACTGAATCCGAAATGGATGAATTTCGCTTGTTGTTTCCCGTAACCCACAACAAGGACTTGGCGGTGAAGTTTAATTGCACACCGAATGTCATCAAAAACATTGCATACAAAAACAAGTTAAGAAAGGATAAGGATTTTTGGCAGGGTTATTTGCGCAACACCGCCCATCAGCACTTACCTAAATTCAAAAAAGGATGCACAAGTTGGTGCAAAGGAACAAAGGGTGTAATGCTGAATGGTGCTGAAACACGATTTGTCAAAGGACAACGCCCACACAACTATCATCCGATAGGTCATTTGAGCAGTTATAGGGACTTCATAACGATTAAAACCGAGCAAGGGTACAAACCCCTTCACCGATTAACTTGGGAACAACACAACGGCAAAATCCCACCATTCAAATACATAGTGTTTAAGGATGGCAACAAAGAGAATTGCGACATAAGCAACTTGGAAATGGTGGACAAAATGCACTTCATGAAGGAACACCACCCAATGAAGTACCCGAAGGAAATCAAAGATGCAATTAATATCAAACGAGAAATAACAAAATACATAAAAAAACATGGCAAGAAACAAGATTAACGATGTGCGTGACCACCTATTTGAAGTGTTGGAACGCTTAAAAGATGGTGACATTGACATCGAAACGGCAAAAACAATGGCGGATGTAAGCCAAGTAATTATCAATTCGGCAAAGATTGAAGTGGATTTTATCCGCATCACTGGGGCAAACCAAAACACGGGCTTCATCAAACTAACCGAAGGGGGTGAAAAATGAGCCATTACCAAGAAGTGCATAACCTTAAACAAGAAATCAGGCGGATGCGGTTGCAGATGATTGAACAAAAGTCGGACTATGACAATTTGGTTCGTGCGTTGAAGCGTGAAATCGTCCAACCCAAAACCGACATCAATTTAGAGCCAACCCCATGGCGTGAAGTGTTACGGGCAATCTGTGAGGTTTACGACCTTACACCCGACACGGTGATAACAAGGTCAAGAAAACGAAGGCCATTGTATGCCCGTCATATGTTCAACCACATTTGCAGAAAGCGGTTGGAAATGACATACGAAGAAATAGGGCTAATCTGTGGGCGGGATCACTCCACCATCATTTCATCAGTGCGTGAATTTGGGGATATTTTACAGACGGACAAAGAAGTCCAAAGATACCACGCAAGGGTTCACACCATCCTTCACGAAAGATTCCCGTAAACATTCGGGAATTTCTTCGTTTTATTAGTATATGATTGAAAACAAAAAGATAATTGTACCTACCGAACTGCGTGATGTAAAGTTGCATCAAATGATAACATACAACGGGTTAAAACCCGAAATGGATGATGTATCAAGGCAGTTGGAAGCGGTGGCAATCTTTTGTGACTTAACCATGTCGGAGGTTAAGAATATGCCATTTGATACACTGAAATACTGTGTGGAAAAAATCACAACCATGTTGGAATCTAAACCAACATTCACACCCAGGTTCGAGTACAAAGGCATTGAATACGGATTTATCCCAAACTTTGACGAACTCACAACGGGTGAATTCATTGACATCGAAAATTACTGCAAAGAACCAAACGACCTTTGGAAAGTGTTGTCGGTTTTGTATCGCCCCATTACCAAAAAAGGACAGAATGGAAGGTATGAAATCATGGCTTACAATGCCGATTTGAATTCCGCATTTAAGGAGATAGACGCGAACACTGCATTTGGTGCGATGCTTTTTTTTTGGAGTTTAGGAATCGACTTATTGAATTCTTTCCAGAAGTATTTGCGGATGGTGAGGAGGGGGGAAGTGGCGATGAAATACGCCTTACCAAAAAATGGGGATGGTTTGGAATGGTCTACCGACTTGCTAACCGAAATTTCCTCAACTTGGACAATGTGTATACAAAGCCCATTCAGACCGCTCTCATGTGGACCGCTTACGAAAGTGACATTGCGAAGATGGAACAAAAAGCAATTAGAAAAAAATGAACAATAATCACATAGGCACGGCATTTGAGTTGATGAAGGATATTGCAACCGAAGAAGGTTGGAATTATTCCCATGGTACATTGACCGAACTTGATTTCAAGGCGTTTTTGGTATTCCCATTGATGCACTGTTCGATTCAATCCGTAGCATTGACAGACCAAGTGGCAACCATTCAAATGAATGTAATGGTGGCGGATCGTGTGAACTTTCTGAAAACAGAAAACGAACAAGAAAACTTAATAACCGAGTATTCGGAGTATGGATACACCGAGAATCAAAACTACGGACACATCCTTCAAGATTTGTATGTGAGGTTTTCAAAAGGTTTGTGGCGTACTGAACAAAACTACTACAACCAAGTGCAATACATTCGCCCGATTACTTTTCAACCATTTGTGGAAACAATGGACACGGTATTGGGTGGTTATCAAATCACAGTTGGAATTGAACTGATTAACCCTTGGGTGACTGATGGCGATTGCGTTTAAGAATAGCGAAGCCGTTGTTGCGGAGTATTCCAATAAATGGGCAGTTGCTGCCCGTATGCTATTGGAGGTAAAAAGACCGCGCACATCCATCCGTGCCAAATGGAAAAAGGTTGGTGAAGGTTGGACACCTATTTCCGTTACCAAAAAGACATTCCGTGGAAACTATGTGGCATCAGGGCAATTGGTGAACTCTATTCAACCCAATCCAAACGGAATGACATTGGGTATCACCATGAACAAAACGGGTGACTATGTGCAAAATGGAAGGAAGCCAGGTAAAGGCATACCACTTGAATCAATGCGTAATTGGACAAAGATGAAACGCATCCAACCCCGTGATTTGTCAACTGGTAAATTCAAATCCAAGGCAACTGCCGAGGGTATGCGGTTTGCAATGAATAGAAAGATAAAACACTTTGGTATTGAACCATTCCCGTTTGTGACAATGGCACGGACAGAGATACTACCATCATTCAACAAGGCGTTGACAAAAGCAATGGCACAAGATATTAAAAACAGATTTAAGCGATGATTTTTAACCAACAACCCGAATCAATAGTGGGATGTAATTCCCCAATCATGTATCAATTTTACGATGCACTTTATACATCAGACAAATTCTATTATCAATGTGATGTGTATGTGTGGAGTGGCACGGCAACAATTCCCGCAACACCAAATTGGACCATCAACAGAAAACCCGACCAATACGGAAGTGGGCGTGGATGGATTGACATTCACAAATTGGTGCAACAAGAAGTAACCCGTGATTTCCTTATCAATGGAACTTACAAACCAAATATCGGAAGCGGTGCAAAGCGATTTGCCGTAAAGGTACGGGGTGCATACTATGTTGGAACGACACTAACATTCACAAGTTATGTGACAAGCAATGTAGGTTTGGCATCTGCGGGGTACGCTTACACTGCGGAAGGATTCAACCAAGGTTATCCAACCAAATATGTATTCACAGACAAATCAAAGGTTACATTGACCACGGCAACACCAAGTGCGTATCTATGGTACGATGCAAGTGTGATTACATCGATTGTGTGTGGAAGCGCAACCATCACTCCAAACACGGTGACTGGTTCGGATCAACTCATTCAAGGCATTGAATTAAAGCAACTAATCACGGCGGGTGGCACATGGGGTGCGGATATCAACATTACTTTTGTCAAGGCGGGTGATGATATTGTCATTCCCGTGGATTTTGTGTGCGAAAATAAGTACGGGCAACAAGATGTTTTATTCTTGAACAAATACGGGGTTTATGATTCCTTCCTTTTCAATGGTGTTTACAAATCGACATTTGCAGTAACCAAAGAAAGATACGAACAACCCATATTCAAACAAACGGACATGGCCGAGGCATGGACATACGGGGTGGGAATTACAACGCCCTATTTGACCAATTCAGTTGAAACCATGACAGTGAACACGGATTGGATAAGTGAAAATGATGTTGAGGTGGTTGAACAAATGTTTTATTCCACAAACATTCTCATGTTGGATGGTAGCGAAGTATTGTCCGCACGGGTAATGGATACCGCATTTGAACGCAAAACAAGGGTAAACGAAAAGTTGATTTTGTACACAATCCAATTGGAGTACAATCAACCGAAGATTAATAAAATGGTACGATGATAAGGTTTAGTTTACAAATTGACGGCACACCCGTTGACCTATTCAACGATGAATCCATTCCGCTTACAAGGCAGTTGAAGGACTTGATGAACCTTTCCACAATTTGGACAGATTACACCAAGGATTTCCAAATACCCGCATCGGACACCAACAACGAAATCTTCGCCAACTGGTTTGATGAAAACATGGTTATCGTTGGGTGGAATCCCAACATTGGAAAAGATGCCACCATTTTCATCCACGGATTGCCCGTGTTTGAAGGTCGTGTTGAATTGATTGGGTGTAAATTCAAGGATGGATTACCACAATTGTACAATATCATTTTCTATGGCACTACCAAAAAGATTTTGGATGCGTGGGGTGAAACATTGATGAATGAAGTTGATTGGAGTGCGTACAACCACACGGCGAGTTATTCCAACATACTTTCATCGTGGAATCAAACATTATTGAGTGGCGATA